TCATAAAACTCCTGAATGGCGCAAGTTAATCACACGCGGCCAAAGTTCGAAATAACGCTGCCCTGAAAGCCAGGCGTCAGGATAAAGCGCCATATAGTGTTTGATACGCATCAGCGGCGCAAGAAGTGGTTGCTCGCCACGGCGATAACTGTCGATAAGCGCAGCCAGCTGCTGGCGTTCTGTGGAATCAATATGCGGGCGAAAATAACCCTGAACGTGCATCAAAACGTTGGTGTGATCGCGCGGGTTGGCGGGATGAGAAAGCAAAACAATTACGCGTTGGCGGTACTGGTTGTAAAAATCATCCAGATTTTGCCACTGATGAATATCAGCCACAAACGGGCCAAGTTTGCGGTACTCGGGCTGAGAATGGGCCAGAAAGACGAGTTTATAGCGGCTGTGATAATCGAGAAGCGCCCCGCGCGTTAAGCCATGTTCTTTCAGTCGATGTAACTCATGAAGGGCGAAGATACGGATTAGGGTGCTGTCATCAAATCGTTGTAGATTCATTACTGCTCCTGAACGGTATACAGGAGTAAGTGTAGACGTTGGTAAATGATGTTTGTGAAGTTAATCCGCTAGCAGGGCAAGATTACGAAAGCGCGCTCCCCGCAAGCAACTAATCAAGGTAGTTAATCATGGCTGAACACGATATTACGCCAGAAGTCACCATTTCCAAAACACAGCGCCGCTATAAAGTCAGCTATGTCAGAGCCCGCCACCAGGACCGCAAAACCGGTATAGCCCGGTATTATTCACAACATCCCAGCCTGCACCTTAAGGGCGACTGGCTGAAAGAGGCCGGATTTGATACCGGACGGGGTGTCACGGTGAAGATTTCGGAGGGGGGCCTGACCATCATCGCTGACAGTGACGAGGTGCAGGAACTGCGGGAGGAACTTTATCAGGTTAAACAGGTAGTTAAGGGGATGCGGGATGGGATGTTTAGTGTGCTGAACGAAAGTTAAATATTAAAAAAGCTGGGAAGATTTAAAACCTTCCTAGCTTTTTATTCTGTCTTATTATAATGGATACTCATCATCTTCCGATGAATTTATAAATTGCTCCAAGTTTACATGAAGAGTACTTAACCTAGTTTTTAACTCATTAAGTGAAGCGATAATTTCATATTTTCCAACATAATCATATGATGGATCGTATTCATTATCTATGTCAGAAGCTAAAAATGATGATATTCGTAGTTTAAATTTAGCTTCATCTTTATTACATTCATTGGCATAAGGTGAATGCCCTATCATAGCATATTCATCTAATCTAAAAGGATAAGGGTAATGACTCCAACTTACTGATAGTGTTTTATGTTCAGATAATGCCCGATGACCTTGTCATGCAGCTCCACCGATTTTGAGAACGACAGTGACTTCCGTCCCAGCCTTGCCAGATGTTGTCTCAGATTCAGATTATGTCGCTCAATGCGCTGAGTGTAACGCTTGCTGATAACGTGCAGCTTTCCCTTCAGGCGTGATTCATACAGCGGCCAGCCATCCGTCATCCATACCACGACCTCAAAGGCCGACAGCAGGCTCAGAAGACGCTCCAGTGTGGCCAGAGTGCGTTCACCGAAGACGTGCGCCACAACCGTCCTCCGTATCCTGTCATACGCGTAAAACAGCCAGCGCTGACGTGATTTAGCACCGACGTAGCCCCAATGTTCGTCCATTTCAGCGCAGACAATCACATCACTGCCCGGTTGTATGCGCGAGGTTACCGACTGCGGCCTGAGTTTTTTAAGTGACGTAAAACCGTGTTGAGGCCAACGCCCATAATACGTGCACTGGCGCGACATCCGACGCCATTCATGGCCATATCAATGATTTTCTGGTGCGTACCGGGCTGAGAGGCGGTGTAAGTGAACTGTAGTTGCCATGTTTTACGGCAATGAGAGCAGAGATAGCGCTGATGTCCGGCAGTGCTTTTGCCGTTACGCACCACGCCTTCAGTAGCGGAGCAGGAAGGACATCTGATGGAAATGGAAGCCACGCAAGCACCTTAAAATCACCATCATACACTAAATCAGTAAGTTGGCAGCATTACCACAACATAACATCTTATTGGATTAGATATGTTAACAATTAATTAGACTGGCCCCCTGAATCTCCAGACAACCAGTATCACTTATTTAAGTGATAGTCTAAAAACTAGTCATTGGAGAACAGATGATTGATGTCTTAGGGCCGGAGAAACGCAGACGGCGTACCACACAGGAAAAGATCGCAATTGTTCAGCAGAGCTTTGAACCGGGGATGACGGTCTCCCTCGTTGCCCGGCAACATGGTGTAGCAGCCAGCCAGTTATTTCTCTGGCGTAAGCAATACCAGGAAGGAAGTCTTACTGCTGTGGCCGCCGGAGAACAGGTTGTTCCTGCCTCTGAACTTGCTGCCACCATGAAGCAGATTAAAGAACTCCAGCGCCTGCTCGGCAAGAAAACGATGGAAAATGAACTCCTCAAAGAAGCCGTTGAATATGGACGGGCAAAAAAGTGGATAGCGCACGCGCCCTTATTGCCCGGGGATGGGGAGTAAGCTTAGTCAGCCGTTGTCTCCGGGTGTCGCGTGCGCAGTTGCACGTCATTCTCAGACGAACCGATGACTGGATGGATGGCCGCCGCAGTCGTCACACTGATGATACGGATGTGCTTCTCCGTATACACCATGTTATCGGAGAGCTGCCCACGTATGGTTATCGTCGGGTATGGGCGCTGCTTCGCAGACAGGCAGAACTTGATGGTATGCCTGCGATCAATGCCAAACGTGTTTACCGGATCATGCGCCAGAATGCGCTGTTGCTTGAGCGAAAACCTGCTGTACCGCCATCGAAACGGGCACATACAGGCAGAGTGGCCGTGAAAGAAAGCAATCAGCGATGGTGCTCTGACGGGTTCGAGTTCTGCTGTGATAACGGAGAGAGACTGCGTGTCACGTTCGCGCTGGACTGCTGTGATCGTGAGGCACTGCACTGGGCGGTGACTACCGGCGGCTTCAACAGTGAAACAGTACAGGACGTCATGCTGGGAGCGGTGGAACGCCGCTTCGGCAACGATCTTCCGTCGTTTCCAGTGGAGTGGCTGACGGATAATGGTTCATGCTACCGGGCTAATGAAACACGCCAGTTCGCCCGGATGTTGGGACTTGAACCGAAGAACACGGCGGTGCGGAGTCCGGAGAGTAACGGAATAGCAGAGAGCTTCGTGAAAACGATAAAGCGTGACTACATCAGTATCATGCCCAAACCAGACGGGCTAACGGCAGCAAAGAACCTTGCAGAGGCGTTCGAGCATTATAACGAATGGCATCCGCATAGTGCGCTGGGTTATCGCTCGCCACGGGAATATCTGCGGCAGCGGGCTTGTAATGGGTTAAGTGATAACAGATGTCTGGAAATATAGGGGCAAATCCAGCAATCATCAAACTGTCTTGGATAGAAGCCGCAGTGGATGCGCACAAAACGTTAAATTTCGAACCCAGTGGAAGAAAGCGTATTGGCTTTGACGTGGCTGACAGTGGTACAGATAAGTGCGCTAACGTTTACCGTCACGGATCCGTTGTTTTCTGGGCCGACGAATGGAAGGCCAAAGAAGATGAATTACTGAAGAGCTGCCAGCGTACTTATCAGGCGGCGCTGGAGCGTGAAGCAGATATTGTTTACGACTCTATCGGTGTTGGTGCGTCTGCCGGTGCTAAATTCTCTGAAATTAACGCTGACCGGAAGAGCGAGAACGCATACGCGCGACGTGTGAATTACCAGAGGTTTAACGCCGGTGCTGGTGTGCATGAGCCAGATGACGAGTACAACGGCATCCCCAACAAAGACTTTTTCGCAAATCTTAAGGCTCAGGCATGGTGGCTGGTGGCTGACCGTTTCAGAAATACGTTTAACGCCATTAACAACGGAGAACAGTATCCTGTGGATGAGCTGATCAGCATAGATTCTCGTTGTCCGTTGCTTGAAAAGCTGAAACTGGAACTGACAACACCTCATCGTGATTTCGACCGTAACGGACGTGTGATGGTCGAAAGTAAAAAAGACCTCGCAAAACGCGAGATACCGTCACCAAACGTTGCTGATGCATTCATTATGGCCTTCGCGCCAATCGATACATCGCTGGATATCTGGGAACAGCTGGGGAGACAGGCCTGATGGCACGAAACAAACAAGCCCTGCGGCGAACTGTGCAGGCCACAGCTGATGGTTATGAGAATTTTATTGCCCGCGTAGGGATGCAGACACCTAACCAGCACTCAGCATCCACCTGCCGGGCTAATTTCACCAGTCGTAACCGCATGCTGGTGGAATGGTCCTATCGTTCATCCTGGATCATCGGCGAAGCAGTCGATGCTATCCCGGATGATATGACCCGCAAAGGCATTCGCATCACTTCGGAAATTGATGCAAAAGATCGTGGCATTCTCGAATCACAACTGGATGAGTTGCAAATCTGGGATGCGCTGAATGACGTGCTGAAATGGTCGCGCCTCTACGGCGGCGCGGTGGGTTTCATCATGATTGAGGGGCAGGCACCAATGACCCCGCTGCGACCCGAAACCATCGGTAAGGGCAAGTTTAAGGGGATTCTCCCGCTCGACCGCTGGATGGTCGACCCGGCACTGACCCGCCGCATTAAAGATATGGGGCCGGACCTGGGTAAACCTGAGTTTTACGATGTGGTGACCACAGCAACGGGAATTCCTGCCTGGCGCATTCATCACAGTCGCCTGATTCGCTTTGATGGCGTCACGTTGCCATTTCAGCAGAAGATGACCGAGAACGAATGGGGAATGTCGGTTGTAGAGCGTATCTGGGATCGTCTTACCGCGTTCGACAGCGCTACTGTCGGCGCGGCGCAGCTGGTCTACAAGGCGCATTTGCGTACCTACAGCGTGGAGAAGCTACGCGAGCTTATCGCACTTGGTGGTCCTGCGTATGAAGCGTTGCTGAAGAATATCGACCTGATTCGACAGTTCCAGAGTAATGAAGGCATGACGCTCATGGACTCGCGGGATAAGTTTGAAACCCATCAGTACAGCTTCAGTGGTCTGGATGACATCCTTTCGCAGTTTGCAGAACAGATTAGTGGCGCTGTTGGTATCCCACTGGTGCGGTTGTTCGGACAGTCCCCGAAAGGATTTTCTACCGGTGATGCAGACCTTGCCAACTATTACGATCGCATCAGTTCGTTGCAGGAGAGGCGTTTACGTCTTCCGGTGCGGCGGATACTGGACATCATGCATCGTTCGGAACTTGGCAAGCCGCTGCCGGACGATTTCACGTTTGAGTTTAACCCGCTCTGGCAAATGTCTGATGTCGATCGCTCAACGGTGGCGTTAAACACCACCAACGCAATCAGTACGGCGCTGGGTGATGGTCTGATGACACTGAAAGCCGCTATGACTGATTTGCGAGAAAATTCTGACGTAACCGGCATCGGGGCATCCATTACCGACGAGGACATCGAGAATGCCGAAGATGAAGCGCCGCCCGGCATCGGCGAACCTGATGACGAACCGCAGGAGCCGTCAGGCGGAAATCCGGTATCGAACCAGCCTACGCAGGATAGCGAGGGCGGTCGGAGACATCGTAAATGGTCGCTACGATGGTTCAAATGACAGTATCACGGAAATTATTGCGGCGCTGGAGCGTTACAGTGAAATCATCACCCCCTGGGCGACAAAGGTCGCGGAAAACTTTACTGCGGACCTAACCCGGCAGAACGAGAAAGTTTGGCGGCAACACAGCAAGAACATCAGTCGCGAGCTCCGCAATCTTGTGGAAAGCGCTCCTGTGGGCCAGGTGATGCAATCCATCATCGCCGAACAGGTCAAGTACATCAAATCTCTGCCTCTCGAGGCCGCAGACAGGGTGTACGACATCCAGAACAAAGCGATAGAGGCTGTTGTCACCGGTGGTCGGGCGGAGCAGTTTGCTAAAGAGATTGCATCTACCGGCGATGTTGCTAAGTCTAGGGCCGATCTGATTGCCCGAACGGAACTGGGAAGAGCAACGGGCGCGCTGGATATGGCCCGAGCGATAGCTATTGGCTCGGATGGTTATATTTGGCGTACAGCCGATGATGGCGATGTCCGAGATTCCCACGATCACATGAAAGGTAAATTCGTCCGCTGGGATTCACCTCCAACTTTGGACGGCATGACCGGCCACGCGGGCGAGCTGCCAAACTGCCGCTGCTATAAAGAGATCGTGTTTGTTCGCGTTCCATTCGCAATGAAAAGGGCAGCATAACCCATGAAATACTTTTTTGAGACCAGGCTCGGGGAAACCCGATACCGCCTGGCTGACGGCTCGTTGCTGTGCAAAGACGTGCCGATAGGACGAACAGGTAAGCAGCTCTATGGTGCTGATGACCTGCCAAAACTGAAACCCGATAAGTTCGGTGAAATAGTCGTCACGCGTTCTCCTGAGCAGGTATTCCATCCGGCCACGCTTGCCTCATTCGAAGGGATGAGCATCACGATCCTGCATCCTGAAGATGAAAACGGGAATGTGCGGCTGGTAAATCCCGAGAACTGGAAAGAGCTTGCTGTCGGGCACCTCCAGAATGTCCGGCGCGGGACGGGTGAGCAGTCTGATTTGATGCTGGCTGACCTTATCGTCAAAGACGAAAGCGCCATTCAGCTTATCGAAGATGGCCTGCGCGAAGTGTCGTGCGGCTATGACGCGGAGTACGAGCAGACCGAGCCAGGTAAAGCCGAGCAGGTCGATATTACCGGAAACCATGTGGCTCTTGTCCCTAAAGGCAGAGCCGGAAATCGTTGTGCAATTGGAGACAGAGACACAATGGCAAATCAAAAGAAAAACTGGTGGAACCGCATGCGTGCGGCCATCAAGACAGGAGATGCCGACACCATGAACGAACTGGTGGAGTCGGCTCCCGCATCGGTTACAGGAGATGAGGGGGATTTGCCGCAGGGCGTTAATCTCAACATCAACCTGTCCCCGCAGCAACCACTACCGGACAAAGCACCAGAGATGGGCGGAGATCCAACCGGCGACAGTGATGATGACCTCAAAACATTACTGAAAGCCCTGCTGGCTAAGCTGGAAAGAAATGCCACGGGCGATAACGATAATAAGCCTGACGATAATCCGACCGGTGACGGCGAGGACGATGAAGAGGAAACCACGATTACTGGTGACTCAGCCTGGCGTGCCGAAGTTATCGTTCCGGGTATCGATCTGAGCCGTAAGATGAAACCGACCGCGTTCAAACGCGAGGTTCTGGCTTCTGCTGACAAAACGCTGGTTCGCCAGATAGTCGGTGATGCGGATATCCGCAAATTACCGAAACAATCGGTCGACATGGCGTTTAATGCCGTGTCTGAGGTTGCCAAAGGGCGAAACACCCGCGCCACCACCGGCGATGCACAGCGCCTAAACATGGGCATGACCAGTATCGCTTCCCTGAACAAACAAAACGCTGAATTCTGGGCAAACCGTAAAGGGTAAAAATGAATAATGTATTTCTGTACCGGATGCCTGTTGGCATTGCCGGGGCTGTCTCTCGCCCGCAGGACTTAACCGTCGAACCGGTGGTCCTTAAATCCGATAACGCCTTCGCTGCCTATGGCCTGGCTGGTAAATACGATGATGACGGTTTTTTCGTGCCGCTGGCAGATGGTGATACCGCAGACAAGGTGAAGGGGATCTACGTGCGCCCTTATCCGACCACGTCGCAGCCGGACATGGTTCGCCAGGTGGGAACAGGCAAGAACTTCCCGGGCGACGCCATGAAGCGTGGCTACGTGACCGTTAATCTCGGTTCTGATTTTGATGCCAGCACTATCAAAAAAGGCGATCCGGTATACGTTGTCGTCTCCACTGATGAATCCATCAAAGTGCCGCTGGGTGGATTCATGTCCACGTCAGTCAGTGGCAAAAACGTGGTGCTGACCAACGCTGAATTCACAGGTGCCGGTGATGCTGACGGCAATGCAGAAATTTCCTGGAAGATTTAAGGAACAGACGAATGATTACTTTTGATCAGGCAACCGTTGACAGCTCTGGTGCCTTTCTCATCGGGGAGCTGGAGCGACTCGACCAGACGCTGAACCTGCCACTGGTGGGGTACACCTGGAGCCGCGATATTCAACTGCGTGAAGACGTCTCCATCGCAGATGACATTTCCAGCTGGACGAATACCAGCTTCGCCGCTGCGGGTACTGGCGCAAATCCGAATGGAAAAAACTGGGTAGGCAAAGACTCAACCGCTATTGCTGGCGTGAACGTGGATATCGGCAAATCCGGTAACCCGCTGAACCTGTGGGGGATGGAACTTGGCTGGACGGTCATAGAATTGCAGGCTGCTCAGCAGGTCGGCCGCCCGATTGATACGCAGAAGTATGACGGTATGCAACTGAAATGGCAGATGGATAACGATGAACAGGTATATGTTGGCGATTCCGCATTAAACCTGAAAGGCCTTGTTACCCTGGACGGCGTGCCTGTCAACAACGCTGCCAAAACGTGGGCAACCTCAACACCGGACGAAATCCGCGCAAGCATTAACCAGGTGCTGTCTGATGCGTGGGCCGCTTCTGGTTACTCTGTGGTTCCGCGTGATTTGCTGATCCCGCCTGAGCAGTTTGCTCTGTTGTCCAGCATCATCGTTTCATCTGCAGGTAACCAGTCCCTGTTGACGTACCTTCAGACCAACACCATCAGCTATCACCAGAACGGTGTTCCGCTGAATATCCGCGCGGTTAAATGGCTGAAAGGCCGTGGTGTGGGGAATAAGGATCGTATGGTTGCGTACACCAACGATAAAAAATACGTCCGCTACCCGCTGGTTCCGCTTCAGAGCGTGCCGGTGCAGTATCGCGGTCTGTATCAGATCGTCACTTACTACGGCAAGCTGGGTGCAGTCGAGCCAGTGTACAAAGAAACCATTTCGTACGTTGATGGCATTTAACAGCCACATGGCCCCCTGGCGGGGCCATTAAGGATGACCCGATGGCAAAAAATGATGCAGTAATACACGTACATACCCCGTTTGTGCTCACGCTTCCCGACGGTTCTCGGCGCGAGTTTGTTAAAGGCCGTCATGTTGTGGAGGAAGACGTTGCCACGCACTGGTTCACTCGTGCGCACGCGGAAGTATCCGTTGGCAAAGCCACAGACGCGCGTAACGAGGTAAAAAATGCCAAAGAATTGAGGTGTACTGGCAATAGCGGACACTACCATTTGTTCTTTTTTTAAGCAGCCATCTGATGATATTTTTCCCTGAAGGCTGCCGGGGAGATATTCCCCAGACGAGAGTGACGACGCTGACGATTGTAGAAAATCTCAATGTATTCCCGTATTACTGAGATGGCTTCATCCCGGTTATTAAAACGATAGTGGCTCAGGCTCTCATTTTTCAGCGTTCCCCAGAAGCTTTCCATCGGAGCGTTGTCGTAACAGTTACCTTTACGCGACATTGATGTTTTCAGACCAAACTGCTCCTGTATGACCCGGTAATCGTATGCGCAGTACTGTGAACCTCGATCAGAGTGGTGGATTAGCCCGGCAGGTGGGCGCTGGCTCCTGAGCGCCATAAACAGGGCTTTACCTGTCAGCTCTTTTGTCATGCGCTCTCCCATGGCGTAGCCGACAATTTCGCACGTATAAACATCTTTGATGCCAGCGAGGTACAACCATCCCTCCTGTGTGGCAACATACGTCAGGTCCGCCACCCAGACCTGATTTGGTGCTGTAGGAGCGAACGTCTGGTTCAGCAGATTTGGCGCAACTGGCAGATTGTGGTTCGGGTTCGTAGTCGCTCTGAACTTGCGTTTCTGCTTACAGCGTAGCCTTAGCTCCTTACGAAGACGTGCCAGTCGGTCACGACCAACGATGATGCCATTCTCTGCCAACTCCGTCTGGAGCCGCCGGGTTCCATATGTTTCGCGAGTGCGGATATGTGCCACCTTAATCTCCAGTTTTAGCCGCTCATCACTTTGTTTTCTGTCTGAGGGTTCATGCTGTACCCAGTTGTAATAACCGCTCCTGGATACACCAAATACCTGACACATCGCTTCAATGGGAAATTGTTGTCGCCATTGTTCGATTAACGCGTATTTTTCAGCGACTCCTGTGCAAAATACGCTGTTGCTTCTTTTAATATATCTCGCTCAAGGCGAGCTTCATTTAACGCCTTACGCAGTTGCAGAATTTCAGATTCCAGTTCAGCCACCGTGCGGGAACCAGGAGTACCGAGCCCTTTTCTGGCGGCGGTAACCCATTGTCCTAAAGTGCCTTCAGGAAGGGATAATCGGGAAGCGCCTTCACTGATCGAAAGTTGATTTTCAAGAACCGTTCTGACAGCTTCGGCTTTGAACTCTTTAGAGTAACGTTGGGTTTTTCTGCTCATTATTAGCTCCTTCTGATGCCATTCTATTTCAGGAAGGAGTGTCCGTTAAACTCAGGCTACCTCACATGTCTCTGGCGCAATGCCCGGGCTTTTTATTCGCACATCGTGAGGAATGCACCGTGGAAATTAAAAAATCATTAATCCCCGTTATACCGAAAGTGGCGCAGTAGACTGTGACGTTTTTTTGACGACAGGGACTAGGCAGTCCCCTACACAGCCACCGCTGATGATGTCGCACCGACGGGTCAGCGAATCTGGCAGGAACTGCAAAGTGGCAAATGGGGTGAGATAGCCCCATTCACTGTGACACCAGAAATGCTGGAAGCGGCCAGAGAGGCCAGACGTCAGGAAATTGAAGCATGGCGCACAGAACAGGAGGCGAAGCCGTTCACGTTTGAATGGAACGGTCGTATCTGGAATGCTGGCCCCAACTCACTGGGCCGCCTTTATCCGGTGGTAATGGCTGCGAAATCCGACATTGTACGGGACGTGATGACGTGGGGTGATGCCGATAATCAGCAGGTGAAACTGTCGATGCCGGAACTGGAAGAACTGGCGGCAGCAATGGTGCAGGCGCAGGTCGATCGCAACGATGAGATTTATCGCCGTCAGCGTGAAATGAAAGAGGAGCTGAGCGGTCTGGATGATTTGGCTTCAATTCGGGCGTTTGACGTTGAGTAATGAATAAGCCGCAACTGGCGGAATCACAGAAGACCGCTTTGCTTACCGAAGCGGAGTCT